TTTTGTTAGAGTCACTCCAACATACTTTGGAGCTTTCTATACTGGCTCTCAGATTATAACTCCATCCCAATCAATTTCAGTAACAAATTTTCACTTATCAGGCAAAAAAGTTACAATATCGAATGTTGAATTAAATGGAGAAGAAATTAATTCTCAACAAACCATAAGCGGTATAAACGCAACGGGCCTTTATTACTCTCAAAACTCTGAAGTATCTTTTGGCTTAATCAATCCTAGAGATAATTCTAATATTGTTTTTGCTAGGCAGGAGCCTTTTTATTCTGGATTAAGGTTCCATGCGATATCTGGCTCAACAGAGCTTTCTACTGGATTTGCCGATGCAAACAGTTTTATTTTTGAGAACTCTTATGGCTCCAGAGATATAAAGTTAAAATGTGTCGCTGAAGATATATACGGCTCTGGCACAACTGGAAACATCACCCTAGAGAACGAGCCGATATCGATTTTATCTGCAAATGTTTCTTTCGAAGAAACACTTTCCGAGGGATACGGAACCATAAATATTTTGCCAGAATACTCTATTGCCGCAACTGGGGTTGAATATGTAATTTATGAAGATGAATCTTATACCTCATACATAACAAGCGGCATATCCCCACAAACATCTTTAATAACTGATCCATATCCAGTTGACACCTCAGGGTTTTTGAAATTAACTCCATTTGATTGGTTTGGTTCTGGACATCAATTCTCAAAGGCTTCTCCTATATTTTTGAGTAGCGCCTCTTTCTTAAGTCTTAGCGATATAGTGAATGATAGGTTCTTGGATAGCCCCACTGGAACTAATATTATTTTTGATGTAAACGAAAATAATACCTCGGGATACTACGCTCAAATATCTATTGATAGCTCGGCAAACTCATCATTTGACTCAGACTCCTATTTCACAGGACAAGTTGATAGAAATGTTCAAGTATTTGATACTTTTACAAACAGAACGGGGGAGCATGAGAATTTCTATTATACAATTAACTTATATCAAAGCGGAACAAATTTATTACAAGATGAGGCCGCTGGATCTTTTTATTCTCCTAGACCTAGAATTGTTAATACTTCAATAGATTTTAACTATGAGGACGGACTCACAACCCTTAGTTTTAATTCAGAGCCTAGCCTTTCGTATACTGGCGTCAATCTTCTTTATTCTGGAGATGGATTTAGCGACTTCGTTCAACTAACTGAACCTTCTTTTCAGTCTGGCTCAATTAATGTTTCAGGCACCGTAAAGCTCGAGAGGTCTTTTGATAACCATGCTTTAGACACGGTGGGAATATCTGGGTCAGGCTCCAGACCTTCAATCCTTCTCGACACTATACCTTTTCCCTCGATTGAGTCTTCCGTTAACATTTTACTTAAAAACACTAGTGCTTCATCTTATATTGATAGAGTTTCTGTATTCAGGAAACCTTCTCTTTCGCTTTTATCTGGAACTCACCCAGATTATATATCTGGAGTTTTAAATTTTACAGACTATGAATCTCACTTTTTTGAAGAAAGTGTCATTGGTCATTATATAGATTTACCGCCACAAGGTATCGCTAGGAATCAAAACTATGTAGTCACAGGGATGGCATATACTGGTTCATATGAACTTGCTCCAGTAACGGGCTATTACCAGAGCGGAAGGCATTTTTCATATAGATTCACACCAATTGATGGTTATGGCTCTGGTTCTGCTAGTGATCCGCTTACTGCAGCGTTTGCATCAAATGCTATAGCAGATTCTGTAGATGAAGGACTACAGACCGCAGAGGGAAACATTACCACCTCTCAAACCGAGATACACCAACTTCAAACTGGAGTCGTTTACCTAAGTGGATTCCAGAGAATTTCAGGAGAAAAAACTTTCAATCTAGCTAATGTTACTGGGCAACTTACTGTGGGAGACCCTGCTTCTGGCATAGCTATGGAAGTTTCTGATAGAGGTTTAGAAGTTGCTACAAATGCCTACTTTAGTGGAAGTTTAGATGTGGGAGACAGCTCTACTGAGCCCTTGCTTGAAGTTTCCCCAAGCAGATTAAACATTAACACAAACCTTTATGTCACTGGCGATGTTCAAGTAACGGGCACATTTTTGTATAACAATATGCCCCCTCAATCTTCTTCGAGTTATGGTAAGTCTGGGCAGATGGCGTTTGATCATGCTTACCTCTATGCTTGTACTGGATCAAATTCTTGGGCTAGAGTTGAATTTACAGACACTTCTTGGTAATATACATTATGCTTGAAGATCCAGAAAAACAAAAAATCTTTCTTAAAGAAATTTTAGGAATACAATCTAAATTAAATGAAGACCAATCTCCAGAAATGATTTCTGCACAAAAATTCGCTCAAGACTTTGTAGATGGCTTTGCCGAAGAAAGCCCTTTTGTCGATAAAGATAAATTAAAAAAAATCCAAGAAGAATGCTCTTTAGAGGAAATTATTGACGAACTAAAAGATTATGACCTAGTCGATCAGGTAGATCAAATTATAAAACAATTTTCAGAGGCAGATTTAAACCACCAAGGATCGTCCATTGATGGCTCAATCTTTCAGGATAAATGGGAAGAGATAAAAAAGAAATACGAGGTTTATTCAGACTCGGAAGATATTAACAATATTTAGGATTGATCTGTAGCTGCATCTTTGCCAGCGACCTGTATAGGTATAGACCCGTACATATTATAAGAATGAACCATTCTTTTTAGATACTCTGCCGCATCTTTTGCCGCATCCTGCAATAATTTTGCAGAAGTGTTTTTGGTGGCCGCAGTAGGAACAGACCTTTTAATGGAGCTGTCCCCCTCTCTCAACTCAGACCAAAGCACTTCGCTAGAACCTCCTGTAGAGCCCGAGGAGGCATCTCTAAGGACTTTTCTAGCCTCCTTGGATAGATGGTCTTTTAAATACAGTTGAGTGAATATAGCCTCCTCCTCCTTCTTTAGGGCTGGACTCACTTCATCTGCAGTCGTGTCTAGCTTGAAATCTGTATTTATAAGTATATTCAATTCTCCAACATTAGCTTCCAAATACCCAGATATCAATAAGGCATTTGATTCTCTTTCTATTGCCGATGTATGAGTGCCAAATTCAACGTCCCAGATATCATAGGCGAGCTCACCGAATTGATTCATTACTCGTTAATGATTTTTAAGATGTTTTTAGCCTTCTGGGACTTCGGGTCTACAATAGGTTGCGTTTTACTTGCAGCCCCAAGTCTTCCGCTAGTTCTGTTGTCGTACTCTTTTAAAAGTTTATTTTTTAGAGTAGCTTTTGTTCCCGAGGGGAACACTCCAGATTTAACTGCAATTTCTTGAAGTTGAGATAAGCTCATCGTTCCAACAGCATCCTCAAAGGCTTCTCCGCTAGCGACAGAAAATGGGTCTCTAGTTTTAATTGCCATAAGTTCTTCAACGGTTTTTGCAACATCCCTGCGACTTTCGTCTTTGCCGTCAGCATATTGGGTCACTTTTTTTGTTACTTTTTTCTTGGTAGTTCTTTTTCTCGTAGCCATGATAATATATTGTTTTAAGGTTAGATACACATATAATAATCTATAAACACAAAAAATCCACCCTAAGGTGGATTTTCTGATAAAGACTTTTGTGAAACAATCGTCTACACTTAGCAAATGAGTCCGAATAGGGCTCGATTGTCTAGGATCATGCGACCTTCCTCGATGGAACCGTAGTATCCGATCTTGGATTGGCGAACGCTATATTGATCATCTGCAACCAAGGAGAACTCGGAACCAGTTTCTGAATCAGTAGCAACCGCACGAAGCAGAGACTCAACTCGCTTGTCGAGGCCAAGAATGATTTCGTGGTTAGCGTCAGCGAAAGGAGTGTCAGCAGCTCCTGCTCCACCACCAGCCTTAAGTTGGTTACCAGAAGCCATAGCTTCAAACAACTTGTTGTAGCGCTGGCCTTTACCCATTTCTTGAAGCTCCATGATGGAGATTCCGTAGAACTCAGGAATACCACCGTTACTGTAGATGCCTTCACGCATTGAATCAGTAGCAGCGATATCAGTATTAGTTCCTGTGTGAACAGGCTGATAAGCCAAAGCACGAAGTGATTGAACAACTTCTGGGGAAACGATAAGGTCAGTTACTCCACGACCACCGATTCCGCCTTCTGGAGTTCCGCCAGTCCAAGCTGTGTTAATCCTCTTACCAAGAGTAAGCAAACGATTAAAATCGTTAAGGTTAAGCTGAGAGCTTCCAACCGTGTCAGCAGTGATGATATGCTTCTTGTTCTTTGTTGAAGCTTCAGAAACAGCCCCCAAAAGAAGGGAAGCGGAGTTTCTTTCTTGCTTCAGAAGGATTTCTTGAGCAACTCTTGTGAAAGACTTGCTGATAACGTCCATTCTGGAACGCTGAGCATAGCGTTTGTCGAAGTCAACAGCACTATCGAGGCGATAGGTTGTGAACTTCATTTCACCACCGATAGGAGTCACGGTGTTGGTTGGCAAACCACCAGGAACGGCTTGACTCCAAACAGTAACATAATCTTCATCAGTGATGTCGTAGTAAAGATCCATGGGGATGCTAGGACTTTCATCTGCACTGAACTGGAAGTTCGAGAACAGGTTACTGAGGGTCGGAGCTTGATTAACTACTTTAGCAAGGACAGGTCCAATAAACTCTGCCAATGCGACTTGTGCTTCATAGGCTACGTCTCTATTCTTAGAGGCCATTGCCTTAACAAGTTCTACTTGTTCTTCAGTTCTCTTTAATGTAATCTTCATTTTAAATTTATACCTTTCTTAAATTATGCACAGTTAAGTTTGACGATGTAATAATCTCCGTTATTACCAGAACCCATGAGTCCATCGTTTCCGAAAACGTTAGTTCCGTTATTGATTTCGTCATTTCTAAATCCAGAAGCCAAAACGGTTCCGATAACATTATCGTTAGCTCCAACGGAGGCGTATGCTATACCAGAAGCACACCCATCGTTATGAGGACTTGGCACCAATGCCTGTCCAACAGCGGGAGCTCCGTCAAAAGCGGCACTATTCAAAGTAACCATACCTTTTGAAAGGACAGGTACAGCCTCACCAGGAAGAACTCCGAAAAGCTCGTCTTTCTTGATTGGATTATAAAGGAGGTTCTCTCCGTTCTCGTCTTTTTCGACAGTTTGCCTGAGGGTAACACCCAAAACTTGTTGAGACATTCCAACTTCCGCACTTCCTTCAGTAGGTTGAAGAGTGAGAGTTGCCTGAGGGTAAACATTCCTTCCAACGTGTGGATAGTCAGTTTTTCCAAGCAAGCTAGATGGGTTTGTTCCAATGTCAACAGGATCCCAATCTCCATTTGCAGGAGTGAGGGCTCCATTCTTAACTTTAACGAACACTCCAGCGTCGCCTTTGACGTTTGATCGACGGCCAGAGTCAGAAAGATCAATAAAATCTCCTTTTACTCCGTCCATTCTGTAAAGATTTACGACGTCGTGTTCGTCATAATCACGAAACGGTAATAGTCTAATAGCCATTTTTAATTATTCCTTTATTTTAGTAGTTTATGGTTAAATTGTCTTCGGAGAAGGCTTTCCTGAATTTCTCAGTAAGTGATTGCTCTTCTTCGGATACTTCTGCATTATTATTTGCAATTGCTTGCTCTTCATCAGTTTCAGCATTGTCAATAGCGTCTTCAACAACTTCTTCTTCTGAAGCGCTGTCGCTACTGAGCTCTTGAATGCGTTTTTCAACTGCCTCTGCAAGCTTAGTGTTAAATTCTTCTTGTTGGTTTTCGATAAACTCTTTGTTTTGATGCTTAAGAACGATCTGCAATTTATCTTGAAACTGAGCAAAAGACTCTTCGGACGAATCCAGATCCTTAAGCTCATTAGCAACAACTTTTCTACTCTCGTCGTCTAGCTGATAAATATCTTCAACCAAAGACATTCGTGAGTCGAATGTTGCAACAGCTTCCTGCTCTTTATCTTTAAGTTCAAGTGCTGACACTTGCTCTTTTGCAGCGTTAAGTTCTTCTCGCAGCTTTTGTATCTCTTCAGCTGTTTGCTCTGCAGCCTTAGAAAGCTCATCTTTCTCAGACTCAAGAGCCTCTTTCTCTTTTACAAATGAGTCGTTCTTTTCAAGAATCGCATCATTGATAATTTTAGATACAGTAGCTACTGCTTCTTCGGAAAATTTCTTATTAGAAACTTTTTCTTCTAAAGCCGACACCAAATTATTAAGAATATCGTTATTGTCCATAATAGTATGTTTTTTTGTAATTACATCAGAAATGTGAATTTGTGAAATATTTTTTTCAACTTTTTCTTCTTTTATTGAATTTGTATCCTCAGGTCCAACGGTCAAACCTTGGACATCTGCGGCGGGATTTGAAGTAAAGCCAATGCCAAGTGGATATATCTCTCCGACGATTAACCTGTGAATTGGAGAGCCGTCATCAAGCTTGCCGTTGCCGCCAAAAGCCTTTAGATTAGCCTTTAATTCATTAATCTGCTCTTCGTCTTCAATTATTTTGCATCGATCAATTTCGTCAGCCCCTACCGCAAGTACGAAATCATTAAACCCAATTTCCCAGCTGGCTGAAACTTGATTATATAAGTCGCTTTCTGGATCAACAGAATTTTGAACTAAATTTGCAAATTCTGGATTAACACTCTTATATATTAATGAAGCTAAAGCAATATTAAATGGTTTTTCAGTCGCCAAAGCTTCTTCGTCAGTCATAATTGCATTATCCTCTTTTTTTGAAAAAGAAGCCGAAATAATGTGTCCTACAACTTTTTGCTTTTGATGCTCTATATTGGTTGGCTTGTGTTTAAATTGATCTTTTATTTTTACAGCAGCTTCTGAATCAATGCCATCTCCATTCCTGTTAAACTTATTTACAACTGCGGCATTAAATGCTACAGCCATAAGATCTATATTCTTATCAAGATCTACATCTTCTGGAATAATAGACTTTAAAGAATCGAGAGAAGCTTTACTGATATTGATTAAGGGGGAATCAATATCTCCAGATGCAGTTACGACATCTGAAAACGTCGTTTTGTACTTAAACTCTTTAGGCATAAGTATAAGTACACCAAATTATTGTTTTTTGCTGTGATATAAAATTGCAGACGGATAATCCTGAAGCTCATGCTTCGCCGATATCTCTAGAATTTCCGACTTAACATTCAGCCCATCTATTTTATTAATGTCTTTAATGCAGGATAGCAAAGTTCTTTTCCATTGATTTTTATCTTTAGCACAAACAACTGACTCGCATAACTTGCCAATTAAGGATTCCTGATTATCATCAATACTCTTAACTTTTCTATGTTTTTTAAAATTAGCTTCCGCATAAGATTGCAATTGCTCTATATCGTAGATAGTTTGCTGGATGTCTTTTTTACTATAATGCTTTGCCGCATTAAGAGGAATGTCTGTTGTTCCATTAGGTCGGCCTGGAGCTTTTGGGGTAGAGTTTTGATTTTCCTTCTGTTGCTTTATGTTTTCTTTTTGCAGTTGAGTTTGCTGCTCCATTTGCTCTTCTTGAAGGCCCCTGTCTTTTTCAGACTGAATGCTTTCTATCATAGGAATGCCGCCGACAAGAGGATTGTACATTCCTTTTTCTCTTTGCTCAATATAGTCTTCTTGTTTAGGGGCAAGGTCTCTTGGCTCTGGATAAAGTCCAGTTTGCATAGACTTGATTCCTTGCTCAGGAGTAAGTATGCCAATCTCGAGAAGTCTTGTGATAACTCTATGGAATTGAACTTCATCCTTAATATCGATTTCTTCAAACTTGGCGACAGGATAACTCTTTAATCCCATATTTTTACAAATCTCTTTTATCTGAGGTTGAAGGAAATCATTTAAAAAAGCGTTTCTAGACTCCTTAAGCCTCTCTAAAAATATTTCCGCCTTAATTTGAGTGTTGTTATATTTTTCGCTACCAACTATAACATTCTGTAAACCTTCTTTAATATCTTCATTTACTATTTTATATTTTTCCGAACCTAATACTTTATTAAGGTCAGGAATAACGAATTGTGCTTTAGTAGTATAGTCGGCGATAAGAGCCCTTCCCACACTTTCATTCTTAAATAGTTCCTGCATCGCCTTGAGGTTATTGGGGTTAACTCCACCTTTATCAGGCTCAGCCCCCATTGTTATCAATAGAATAACATTTTCAACAGTTCTACAAATCGCTTGGTCAATTTTCTTTAGCTCCAGCTTCCAGTTAATATCATCCAGAACAGGAAAGCCAAAAGGTATAGCAAAAGGTTCATAGTCTTGTTTTTTATAAAATGAATAAATTAATTTTTCTGGATCAAGCTTGATCTTCAAGCCATCGCTGTAAAATGTGCCCTTCTTGATTTTTTCTTTAGTGTCATCATCAAGAGATTCGTAGATCTTTTTATCTTCTTCGGTTTTAGGTTCTCTTAATCTCTCCAACTCGTAGTCCGACAAAATCTTCTTATATACTCCATCTTGAAATGCCGTAGCTCTATCTACTACAATATCATATGGATTGAGTAAAATATATTTTACGGGTATTTCGCCAGGCTTTAAAGTCTCGGATGCATATACATAATTCAGTCTAAGTAAGTCGTCTGACGAAAACTTTCCATCGATCCTGTATAAAAATATATTCCCAGACCTATAATACTCCCTAAAATATTGATCCTTCAGAGACCAGATATTTACTTTTTTCATCCAGTTCTCTATAAACTTTTTAGACCTCTCATTTTCGCCCTCAAGATATATTGGTGAATTTGAAAACTCTGCCATAATATCAATTGCATTCCTAAAAATTGCTATATTAGCGTAGGCTTTTTGGCATAGCTCAATAGCGCTTCTTACATTTACTCCATCTGATCCATAATCATACGGAAGCATGCCAGCTTGTATATTTGCATACTTATTAGCTTTATTCTTAGAGTGAATTGAATTTCTCCTAGAAGACGTTTCGTTGTCGTAGGCAGCCCTTCTTGTTGACGCTGTAAGCTCCTGCTGATAAAAGCTTTCTCCAGCAGTTTCGGGCATTGTGTCAGAGGCCGCCATTACTTTCACGATATCTTCAATAGGCCTATCGTGAGACTTAAATTGATCCCAATATTGAGACCTTTTCGTATATTTACGTTTGGAGTTCACTCTTGATATTACACAAAGTTAAACCAAAAGTCCATTAAAAGTTAAAAGTTAACTTATGAACATTGGAGTGAATGTGGATGACACTTCAATTTTTTCAACATTATCCATATCATAAAGTATTTTTGCCATCCAACTGCCTAGCACTAATGCAGAATAGGAGTCTTTTCTTGCTTTGTCTGGGCCAGACTGCCTTCGAAGCTCTAAGGGCAAGCCAAATGTTTGGGTGCCCTGCGGAGATGTTGTTATTTGAATTAGTGAGCATTGATTTTTTGTCATATTAATCATGTCATACTGATGCTCTATGAAGTCTATCATTTTTGCTGCAGAAGCTTGCCGTTTTTCTTCGTCAGACTTTCTTAGAAATTTGATTTTATCTATGGGTATTTTTTTAGCCCTTTGTTTATTGTATGCCTCATTCATCGCTCTTGAGCCAAACCAAATTCTTTTGTGATCAAAGTTGGCCTGCAATAATTCATTAGCTCTACGAATCCAATTCGAGGTGGGCTTCCTCAGTATGAGGTACTTTTTTTTAGTTTGATCGTATTGATTTTTTGCTACCCTCAATTCATCCTGATAATTGTCCATCTTATCAAAGTCGCCGTCAATTGTTTGGATTTTAATATTTTCACTTTTAAATAGCCCACTTTCATTTACGGCATTTATAAACTGAACCCCACCATTGTAATCGCCAACCATAGCTACAATATTGAAGTTTTTAATAAGATAATAAAAATAAAAAATATGCTCCCTTAACGGAGTTCCCGACATTGCATATGAGTGAACAATTGTTGTTGTGCCATTGTTATGGTATTTTAATACTTGCATAGCAAAATCGTCACTACTTTCACTTTCCGACCAAGATGGGTCAAACGCTAGAATATATTTATCTTGAGGGTCTCCCTTAATTTCTACATGTGGATCATCGCCATCTCTCACTGTGCATGCAGCCATTTTTGAAGTTTTGAAATATCCAGAGCTATCGTCTGTAAATATAGCTCCAAACTCTCTTTCAAACTGAGATTGACTCATTGTAGCCTTTGCTTGATTGATTAGATTTTGATCGTATAACTGCTTAGGGGCGCAGTCGTAAGAAAATTGCATTATGCACCTAGTGGCATCATCTGTTTGATTTGTTATTAAGTCCTCAAACTGACTGTACAATTTGTACATATATTCAAATTTATATGAGGCAGAGGAAAGCATAATTAATTTATTGTTTGGCCAAATATATCTATCCTCCTCTTTCATTTCTCCCTGATCGATTAACTTAGTTTCAAGATTATAAAGATTTTCTCTTTGGGTTGGGTTCTCCACTACAGACAAAAACGGAACAATAACCTCGTTATAAATCCTTTCAGGCATCAATAAAAACTCGTCAATAATAATTCTATGAAATCGAAATCCCCGCAACTTAGATCCATCCCCCAAAGGCAATGCCCTGATTCTACTTCTGCCAATTTCCATTAGCCACTCGTCATTACTTTTAGATTTTTTTGTAATACATGCCGCCAACATTTTGGCTTCAGGCTTAGATACAATATCTTCAATTTTTTTGAATATCTGCTTTGACTGTCTAAATGAGGCGGCTAAGATACCAATCTCAACCCCTTGATTTAAGGCGGCATCCAAAAAAGCATATATGCCCGTAGTGAAAGACTTGGACATACCACGAGACCAAACCCCCATGAAATAATCAGTTTCAAACATAGCCTTAATGGCCATATGCTGAAAAGGAAATAAATCTACACCAGCGATTAAATTAGTTGTGAAAGTGATATTTTGTCTTAAAAACTTATATAAGTTTTCTTTTGCAACACCCTCTTCCAGAAAACCCTCCATCTCAAGAAGTTTTTGATTAATATTCTCCTTGTCCCGCCTCCCTTGACTTCCTTCTATCCAGCTCATTTTTGATCTAAAAAATATTGTATATCTACTCCCCACATTGTTTTGCCTAGTTTTAAAAGCTTTGGTATTATATCTTCTGACTTTTCTCTATTTCCAGTAAAGATAAATTGACAAGTGTCTGCAAACTCATGCATCAATAATCTCATGTTATGGTATATGTATTTTAAATTAGATTTGTGTGGCCCCCATAAATTGTTTTTATAAATTTTATTAAGGTCGCTCTCAATTACAATAAATAAAAAAGAGTCAAAATCTTTTACTCTTTGCAGCTCCCTTCGGAACCGCTCAAACCCTACCGTCATTGTGCTTTTGAAATCCTGCTCAGCTTTCCTGTCAACATATGTATAACTATAATCTGATCCGCCTAAAGTATAATCCCCAAAATCAAGCTTGAGGCTCTTTGATTTAGGGAACTTAAGTGGCTGTTGCTCTCTCGTGTCTATTAGTATTTCTAAGCTTGAAAAAGAATCTGAATCTTTATAGAATTTTTTATCCATAGGTCTTCCCAGTAAGGGTTGATACCCAATCTTTTTGCAGGCTTCAGAATAAGACTTGAAGGCATATTTAAAAACATCGATACTCGGCAGTTTATATATTTTTAATTCTAGGTGAGTGGGAGCCCTTTTTAAACCCTTATCCTCTATCCTCTCTTTTAGTTTGCTTGTCGCATACTCTCCAGCTACCTTTTTATCTTGAGTTAGACACCATTTAAGCATTTGCGATCTTGTGCTAAAATCTTGGGTGAAGTATTCTTTTTTATTTCTAAAAGGTAATAGCTCTCCAGTTAAAAGATTTTTTCTAGGATAATATGTTGTATAATATGTAGCTAAGTCTATCTTATGCTTCTTAATGTGTATGTGAAGACCTTTTTCGGTGGAGAACTCTTCACCGCATATTTGACACTCATATGACATCTTCTTTAGATATTCCTAGGATTCTTGACTTCCATTCGTTCATGGACTCTAAATTGTCGGCCTCTTGCCTTATTGCCTTTTTTTGCATCTCTGCCATCTTTACCATTAGCTTACGCTCCTCTTCATTTTGAAAGCTTTCCACGAGAGATAATATTGAAGCATTTCTATCTTGTTTTTGAGATATTCTTTTAGATCTATCTCCAGCCAATCTTTGAATAAGTGACTCCTGCCTTTTCTCGCATTGGTTATATTCTTCGCTTTTGGTTTTTAAAAGCTCTGAAAGCCTAACTGTAAGCTCTTGTTGCTCATCTGCATCATCAAACATTCTGTTTAGCTTTTCCATATGGGATGATATGTTTTTTAAATTTATATAATCAACACAAACATTGACATACAAATTTACTTCGTCAGCACTTAAATCTGGTTTGTCCCAAGTAGCCATAAGGAACTCTGCCTCGAAAAGCTCCTGATCATCTTCCTTTTGATAGGTATTAATAATTTGAGTAAATCTTGGTGACTTTAAAAATTTCAATAAACATTCCACACATTTCCTCTCCGTCGCCTTCAAGCTTTGCTCGACAAGATCACTATCAGTATAATAATTAATTAAATCCAAGCACTGATTTATATCTTCTGGCGGGGTATATAAACTCTTATTCTCCCTTCGCTTTTCTCGCTGCTGCTTTTTTACTGCTTTCAAGTATGCATTTACTGCTCTCTGCTCTCTCCCTAAATTTTTTACATTATCGTCAGGGAATAAAAGTTGAGCTATCTGAAAACTTGACATTCCATCTTGCGAGTAATTTTGTATAAATTGTTTTTGTTCTTCAGTTAACACTACTGGCAATGCGGTATCATGCTTTGTAGTTTTATATTGTATTTCCTTGGATGCTAGATACTCCCTAACTGCCCTACCTTCTTTAGATCTTCCATCAATTTTTCCATTCTTGAATGCTGCTCTAGTCAACTCTATCAAGTCTGGCATTTTTTGAAAGTTTTCGTCTATAAATTTCTTCTGCTCTTCGCTTAGTTTCATTATAATATAATGTCTTTGTTTTTTAAAATTTTAATCACTTTTTCCTTAAAAAATTTTCTCATGTTTTTAATTTGTTTATACCCTGCGCTTCTGCCCTCTTCGTTGGTCTTGTAGCCTAAATATTTTGCGACCTCGTCTTCCCCCTTGTTTTCCACAAAAAGCATTGTATATATCTTGAAGTGCCTATCAGTCAACTCTGCTTTTAAATATTTTTCTACCTTTTTGATTGCACCGTCAACCTGAAAAGACTCCCCAACAAACATTGACGACTCATACTCTTGGGCATCTAGTCGCAAAGGGATTTTTACATCGTGAGCTCCCTTCTTACTCTTTTGCCATTTTGCATACAAAGGGCATGTTTTATCTTGCACTCCACTTTTAGTAAAAGAGCAAAAGTTTTCACCCCCAGCAGATGTATCAAACGGACAATTAGAACATGGTTTTGCAAAATTTAAATAATAGTTTCTTAATATATTTTTAAATTGATTAGTTATTATTTTATTAATCCAAGGCTTTAAATCTCTCTTCTGATCCCACTTGCTCCACTTTTGATATATATGAACCCTAATGATTTGTTCTACATCTTCGAAAGAAATCCATGGTATTGAATCTAAAAACCATTTGCCGCGCCTTTTTCTGATTTCTTGATTTATAACATCAACCTTATCTTCGTATCTAATTTTTCTTGGTCTTCCCATTATTTTTTCTTGGTCGGCCCCTGCGCTTGGGTTTTTCTGGGATTACCTCTTGTGATTCTATATTTTTAAATAAATCTCCCATAGTGAAGCTTGATTGCGAAACTTCTATCTCATAGTCAAGCTGGTTAATTTGAGGCACTTCAAAAACATCGGTGCCATCTTCATCATCGATAGAGATCTGAGGGCTAGCTTTCTCTTCTTGAATTTGAGGCTTTTTTGATGCAGCTTCAGAATTTAAAGGTTGGCCGCAGCTTGTACAAAAGTTAGGCTTGCTAAATCTATATTCAATTTTAGTTCCGCAGTTCTGACAGTATGTATGTAACATACATAATACTATAAAATAAAATTAAAAAATTCTAATTAAATTAAATAGCCTGCAATTATTTTAGATTGCCTGTGCATTATGTCATCTTGATCTTTAGTAAATTTTTCACGAGGACTTTTTACATAATCAACCCCCAGAATGCCTATTATTTTTCCATTTAATGTTTTTATGGGCATATTATAAATGCTTTCTATTCCAGAGCGATTAATTAATTTTAAAAACGATTGATCCTTTACATCTGTAACATTAATATATTTAAATTGTTTGTTCTGTATCATTTCGTTAATATATTCATAATAATTAGACACTCTATGATCTTGAGAATTATTGCACTCTCTGCTAATTCCGCCAAGGGCGACCTCATGGGTGCAACTAAATTTTTGTTGACCTCTACCAGAATAGTAGTTACCGCCGTTATGAAACTCTAGGACATATGCTCTATCAGCCCCCATTTCTTCTAGAGTGTATTTTAGAGCTGTATAAACATTTGCGCTTTGATTCGTGTCTTTAGTTACTGGGCAGACTGGCTTTCTTTTGTTGGCACATTTTTTTCCGACAAAAACACTTAATAATGTAGCTGCTGCAGTAATTAGGGATGCTATTAGGGTAGTATAGTCCATCACTCTTTTTCTCTTAAAAATTTAGTTATACAAACCATGAAGCCTATAAGCACAATTAAAATAATAAACCATATAACTGGAGTAGTTGTATCAATAGCTTGTGATTGAGGCACTTCTATAAACTCTAATTTACTTATTTCGCCATCTTCATTAAGATCAACTTCTTCAAAAGTCACATTTTTAATCGATGGTGGTGAGTTTGGAGATGGAGTTAATTTGGGTATCTGCGACATGCATCCAGAAAAAAATAAAAACACACCAATAAATAATATATTAATTTTTTTTTGCATAAACCCTCCTGTAAAATAACATTAAACCAATTATAGTTACAATAAGTAAACCATTCTGCATATGTATTGCATGCTCACAAATGCCTGTCGCACATTCCAAATATTTTGTATCCACTTTATCAAATATAGTTTTCATTTAATTATCTTCTTTTTGATGGTATGGCATAAAATCCAACAACCATAAAACATAAATCAATAAAAGAGCTTAACATCAAGCCTCCAGTTAGCCTAGTTTGAACCCAATCTGTCCCTCCGAACAAAAAAGATAAAATGCCCCACTTAGCAGTATCTCCCCTTGGGACAATAACATCATAAGATATATGGGGGTTCATTGCATAGAATATCATTAAAAAGCACATAGTAAATGTTATTGATAAAAATAATATTCTTCTAGT